GAGGCCGATGTACTTCGATTCAACCTGCTTTTTCAGCTTTGCTGCGCGGGGCAGTTCATACGACACGTTAGTTCTCCTAGTTAGTTACCGCAAAAACCAGTCTATTGAAATGGTTGGCGGCATCAACACATGGCTACCTATTGAGCGCATCAAGTTCAATAGGAATTCTTTAGCGACGCATTGGTTGGACTCGCTACCATCAGAACGTGGTAGGTACTACTGACCAATTACTAGGAGCTAAACATGGCAACAGCACGCAAGAGCACGAAGGCAACCGCAACCAAGGTCGAGTTTGCAGTTATCAACGTTGGACACGCATTCATCAAGGGCAAGGGGCCGAACGACAAGCCCAAGAAAGACAGTCTCTGGGGTCTGCTGCAAGCTGGCGACTTGGTAGTGAAGTTCTTCGGTCGCAAGGGTGGTGCGATGCGTTTCAAGGTCGCTGACTCGATGGACGAGGCGCAAGCGCTGTACGCACACAAGCTCGCCGGCACTGATGCGAAGAAGCTCAAGCACCAAGACCTGAGCGCTGAACAGCAAAAAGGGCTGCTTGGTGATGCATGGCCGGAGTCGTTGTTCACTGCGTACAAGAAAGCGCTGCAAGCGGGGAAGATCGACCAGCGGAATGCCTCTAAGGCTGCACCAGAAGCCCCACAAGCCCCTGCAAGCGTACCGGCGACTACGGACGCAGCTCCGTGGCCGTGGCCTAAGTCACCTGTTGCTGCATAACGTTTCTAACAGCCAAAAAGAAGCCCAGTTATGACGCTGGGCTCTTTTTCATTCAGGTGACGGTCGTGAATTAACTTCGCAAACACTATTCCGTTTGCTTAATCATACGATTACATAATCACACAGATTAGTCAAAATTCCTCGTAACTAAATAGAAGAAAACCTCGCCACTTCTACCAGTTGGCGAATGCACGAGGAAATCAAATGGCTAATATTAACGCCCCATCAAATGCCTTTGGTCCCGGTAATCAACCAACACCGGGCAATACGCGCGGCAAATCAAGCAAAACAAAAATCCTGAATGCTCTTAAAAAGAAAATGAACTGGTCAGAAGATGACCTGTATGAGCATATTGTCAGTGAGGCATTCGTTAATAACAACAAGGACATGATCGAGATTGTTATTAAGACTGCTGTACCAATTCCTAAAACAACACTGCAACCGGTTAGCTTTCAGTATGACCGTAACGCGGCATACCACGAGAAATGCGAAGTGATCCTAGAAGCAGTAGCAGCAGGGCAAATTGCCCCTGATGTTGGTCAAGAGCTTATCTACACAATCAAGCACATTGCAAGCATCCACGAAGTAACAGAGCTAGAGAAGCGTCTTAATGACTTGGAGGACTTGCTCAGAGGTTTCGGTGACTTGAACAAATGAGCAGTGCATTAAAGAACAAAATAGAAGCACTAGAGAAAGTGCTCGCGAACAAGAAGCAAGCAAATACGAAGAAACACTTCCGTATTGGTGTTTTCAAATCGAGTTCTACCCCTGAGTTAATTGGAGTGGTTGACATCGAGGGGAAACCGTTAGAGGGAACGGAGTTTGACACCAGTATCACGGAAGACTTTCTACCATTGCTTGATAAGAAATACCGCTTCGTATCAATGCGAGGTGGTCGTGGCTCCGGTAAGTCAGTGACAGTAGCAAAGATTCTGATATTGCTCGCCTACCATAAGCCGTTAAAAATTCTCTGCTTCCGTGAAGTCCAGAACAGTATCAAGGATTCCGTCTATCAAAGCTTGCAGGACTTGATTCAAGAGCTTGGTCTTAGTCATGCGTTCTCCTCCACATTGAACGAGATACGTTGCAATAACGGCTCTGTATTCATCTTTAAGGGTTTGAGTGACCAGACAGTAGAAAGTATTAAGTCATTTCAAGGTATTGATTTGTGTTGGGGTGAAGAAGCAGCAGGGCTTACAGAAAGATCCCTGAAAATTTTAATCCCTACAATCCGTGCGGAGGGATCACGCTTTTACTTTACATGGAACCCAAGTCTAGACACTGACGCTGTATATCAGCGCTATGTGCTGAATACGCGTGAAGACGTTAAAGACGTAGCGGTCAACTGGAATCATAACCCTTGGTTCCCAACTGTTCTTGATGTAGAGCGCAGAGCGGATAAAGCCCGCTTACCAGAAGACGAATACAAAAACATCTGGGAAGGGGAAATACTGCCCGCACAAGTTGGCGCTGTTTACTTCCGCGAGCTTAGTAAGGCATACGAGGAAGAACGCGTTACCAAGCTGAGAATTGATCCGAAGTTACCAGTACATGCTATCTGGGACTTGGGTTGGGCCGACCAGACAGCAATCATCCTAGTGCAAAAGATTTACTCAGACGCACGCATTGTTGGTTACATCGAGAGCAACAGAAAGACGCTTTCTGAATATAACAACGAGCTAAGAGAGTGGGGTAACAAGCATCAAGTTAATTGGGGAACCTGCTACTTGCCACACGACGGCGCCCATAGAGACTTCAAAACAGGTCAAAGCGCACAAGAGATTATGCAGGCATTTGGTTGGCGAGTAGAGATTACACCAACCATGACTATCGAAGCTGGTATTCGTGCAGCCAAGCAAATGTTCGGCAATGTGATTTTCGATAGAGATTCAACCACGTTGCTGCTTGAAAACCTCAAGCGCTACCACTACGCAGAACGTCCAGATGGAAGCTTGGGTAAACCAGTGCATGACAACTACTCACACGGCGCAGACGCGTTTAGATACCTAGCAGTGAACATTGAGTCATTGCAAAGTAGTAACCAGACTAGTTCATGGGGAAAACCCATTAACTACAAAAATACTACGGTGTTCGACCGTAGATGAATTAAACAAATCCATAAACCTATAATAATAAGGATAAATATCAATGGACACTAATGTTAACGATGCCACCAATGGCAACTTCGACGGCGAAAGTCAAGTTGAAAGCGGCGCTAGTGACGGCGTATCCCTTAACGGCGATACAGAGTATGACCTCGCGTCATACTTAAATGAAAAGCCTATCCCTAAGAAATTTGAAGGGCGCAAATCAGAAGAGTTTAAAGGCGGTAAAAAGCTGCCTGATCCTTTTGGTTTCTCCAAAGAACAAGATTCCGCTGGGGATGATAAAGATTCTGATAGCAATGCCGAATCCGACACTGATGCAGAAGACCTAGATTTAGATTTGCTCGACAGCGATTCCGATGAGGATACCAACGTAGAGCATGACGAGGATAGCGCCACTGACCCAGTATTCGAGATTCAAGTTGATGGTAAGAAGATCGAAGTTAAGAAGTCTGAATTGATTGCCGATGCACAAAAGTGGCGTGCATCTAATGACAAGTTCGCTGAAGCTTCAAAAATGCGCAAAGAAGCGACAGAGATTCAAGATGCTTACGTTAAAGAGCGTGAGACATTAAAGAGCTTGCTCCAACAGTACCAGACATTTATTGATAGTCAAACACAGCAGTATGAGCCTGATTGGCAAACTTTGTACGATACAGACCCACTTGAGTATTTCAAGCAAAAGGAAATGTATCAAGCAAGAGCCCATCAAGCACAGCAAGCGAAGATTATTCAAGAGAACATTAAGAAGCAAGAGCAGGCTGAACTTGAAAAACGACAGCTTGAGTATCTGGAAGCGCAGAAGAAAGCAATTCTAGATTTCTTTCCGCAGTGGAAGAACCCAGAAGTAGCGGCAAAGGCGGTATCACACGTTAATACCTACCTGACCGAAGAAGGATTCTCTGCTGATGAACTCAGCACTTTAGTTGATGCACGTCTCCTGAAAGTTGCGCACAAAGCTGCGATGTACGACAAATTGGTAAAGGACAACAATGCTAAGAAAGCAAAGCTTGCTCCTTCTAAGAAAACTTTGAATAGCGGAACTGCTACTAACAATGATCCTGGCTTTAGAAATAGACAGGCTCAGACAGCTAACGCACGTGAAGCTAAAGCTTGGAACGATACCTTGCGTAGCGAACCAACAGCTAAGAACTTTGAAGCTTATTTGGCAAGCCAATGGGCTAAGAAGAAATAACCATAAACAAAAATCTGGTTAACCAGATGGCATAATAATAAGGAAAATAAATCATGCCAAGCAATACAGTAACAACCTACGCAACAGTAGGTAACCGTGAAGATCTGATTGACAAAGTATTCATGATCTCACCAACTGATACACCATTCGTATCAGCAATCTCACAAACTGGCGCAACAGCCATTTACCACGAATGGCAAACAGACGCGTTGACATCACCAGCTAACGTAGCACTGGTTGAAGGCGCAGATGCAAGCTACACAGCAGAAGCACCAACAGTCCGTCTGGGTAACTACTCACAGATCGTCGGTGACTCATTCTCAGTGTCAAACACACAGGAAGCAGTTAAGCACGCAGGTCCAAACCAGATTGCTCGTTTGCAAGCTAAAACAATGATGCAGTTGAAGAAGGACATTGAGTACTCAGCATTGCTCAATACAACTTCCGCAACAGGTTCAAGCTCAGTTGCACGTCAAATGAAGGGTGTTTTCGGCTGGAACTCAACCAACTACATCGGTGGTTCAGGCGGTTCAGCACCAGTTGCAGGGAACCCAGGTACAGCACCAGTAGCAGGTACAGCACAAGCTTATACAGAAACACTGTTGAAGCAAGCTCTGCAAGAGGCATACATTGCCGGTGGTAACGTTGACATGCTTATCCTTACCCCAGCAGGTAAGCAAGTACAGTCAAGCTTCACTGGCAACATCACACGTATGCAAGACGTCAATAACGACGGTAAAGTCACATTGAAGACTTCATACACAATTTACCAATCCGACTTCGGTGAAGTAACTTGTGTTCCAAACCGTGTTATTACTGGCGCTAAGGAAGTATTCGGTATCGACACAGATATGTGGTCACTGGCTGTTCTGCGTGGTATGACAACAGAAGAACTGGCTACAACTGGTGACGCACGTAACTTCCAAATCCGTTGGGAAGGTACATTGGAAGCACGTAACCAAGCTTCTGGCTTCACAATTGCAGACTTGAACAACGTTTAATGTTTGCTAAATATGGTTGCAAGTGCGAGCTTGTAATCATAATTTTTCTGAAGTCCTTTAAAGTACACAAAGCCTCAAGGTAACACTTGGGGCTTTTGTGTTTCTGGGCATAACGCACGAGATAACGCGAGATTCATTTCAATAAATAAAGGGAATTCCATTGGAGTAATCCCTTTATGGCTAATAAGAAAACACCACGTCCTACACTGCCAGTTGACAATCAAAGCAACTCAGACGGAGCAGGACAACAGAAAGAACTAAACGGTCAGCCAATTCAGAAGAAGCGCAAAAGCTCTGCGATTCAAAACTTAGACCCAAACAACCCTTTATTTGCCAAGCGCAAGGATCAAGACGAGACAGATGCGCTTGTGCAGCAAATGAACGAACTGTTGCCGGGTGTATTACCAAAACCTGAGCAAACAGAGATTGAAGTCTCCGCGGATGAAGTAAGCACCGACGAGGACGGCAACGAAGTAGGGCCAATGACAGATGAAGAAGTCATTGCGTTCTTGAACGTGTTTGAGAACCGTTCACGTGCCTATGTGCAGGACGAAATCTCAATCCGTGCTGCTGTTAGCAACGAGTTCTATCTCGCACAACCAGAAGGCATATTTACCCCTCCATTGAGTCCCGGTCGTTCTAACTGGGTGGATAGCTCCGTAGCAGATGCTATCAACTGGTTGTTACCACCATTGCTAGACGTGTTCTGCGGTACGCAATACGTTGTCGAGTTCCAAGCACGTCAACCACAACAAGAAAAGAGCGCAGCGCTTACTACAGCAATGTGCAACTACGTGTTTAGAGACCAAAACCCCGGTTACAAGATCGCACGTACTTGGATTCACGATGCATTAATGTCTCCGGGTGGCATTATCAAAGTGTATTGGGAACCTGATTTAACAGCTAAGACCACTCAATACTATGGTTTGACAGACCTGCAATTCCAATTGCTCAAAGAAGCAGCAGATGCAGGCGAGTTCGCGATCATCAAGCATCGCATGTATGCAAACCCAGACTTTGAACCACTGACCACAATTCAGCACGGCCTAGCGATTGCAAAGGCTACAGCTATTGGTCAGCAACCACAGCTTATTACTCCGCAAGTACAGCAAGCAGGACAAGCTATTCAGCAAGGCGCTAATCCCGGCCAAGTATTGCAGCAGGCAGCACAAGTACAGATTGATCCAACTGAGCCAGCTATTAGCGTGCATCTGCATGACATTGTTGTGCATGAAGCTGTAGATCATAAGAACAACGAGCGCGGCAAAGTAAAGATCGTCAATGTTCCGCTGGAAGAGTTTTACATTGACCCACAAGCACGTTCGTTAGAGGAAGCGCATTACTCAGCGCATGCACGCCGTATCACTATCTCTGACCTGAAAGCGATGGGTTTCGATGACGACATATTAGAAGAGGTTAGCAATACAGCGTATGACCCAGAAATGACACGCACGTATCTAAGCCGTAAGGAGTTGGAAGGTGCTTACGCATGGTCATACATGAACAACCAGATCGACCCATCAATGCGCCAAGTAATCATTGTTGAGTCATATGTAAAGCTGGACTATTTGCAAACTGGTATTGCTGAATGGCGCAAGATCATTCGTTGCGGTAACACCATTCTGCTTAACGAGCCATGTGACGGCAACCCGTTCATTATGCTTGTAGCAAACCCATTGCCTCACTTGGCATTCGGTGTATCTGTAGCAGAGCAAGCACAAAACGCACAGCTTAACCAAACACAGTTGATGCGTGCATTGGTCGATAACGTCAACTTGGGCGCAAATGCTCAGATGTGGGCGGTAGACGGCGATGTGAACCTTGACGACCTGTTAGATAGCCGTCCAGGCGGCATTATCCGCGTAAAGAATCCTGAAGCAGTAGGTGTACTTTCCTCTGGTAGTGGCGACGTGTCATCCGTAACAACGCTGCTTGAGCTTATCGACACAATGAAGCAAGAGCGTACAGGTGTACAAAAACTCACACAGGGTTCAGACGCAGACATTATCAACGAGACTGCTACCGGCTATCAGGCCATGACGGAGCGTGCAGAGCAGCGTATTAAGTTGATGGCACGCGAGTTTGCAGAGAACGGCTTTAAACCACTGTTCCTGCGTATTCAGAAGCTATTAGCGCAGTACCAAAACGAAATGATGCAGATTCGTCTTAACGGTCAAATTGTAGAAGCTGACCCAATGGACGCAGCACACCACTATGACGCTGTTGTACGTGTCGGATTGGGTACTGGCGATAAGTCACGTGAACTTGCTTACCTAAACACAATTCTTGAATTGCAAGAGCAGGCTATCCAGACTTCATCAGGTATGGCCGATTTGTTCAATGTACACAACACAATTGAGAAGTTGGTACATGCGATGAACTTTACTAATGTGGACGAGTTCTTTAAGAAACCACAATCACCAATGCCACAACCGCCACAGCCACAAGTTCCGCCTGAGGTACAAGCAAAGATTCAAATTGAACAGATGCAAGCGCAGAACGATGCACAACGTCAGGAACGTCAAGCGCAGTTGGATGCAATGAAGATCGAGGCGCAAGCTAAGAGCGATGACCAACAAGCAATGCTTGCACATCAACGTGAGTTAGCCAAGTTGCAAATGCAGCAAAAGATCGAGCTAGAAAAGCTTTACCTGCAAGCCGCAATTCAACGTGAAGCAGCAGCGCTTAAAGCAATGGTTGATCCAGCAGCAGAAGCAGCAATGTTCAACGAGACATTCCAGAGCACTACAGACTCAATGAATGCTGCGCTGACCAAGATTAACCTGCATGCAAGCGGTGAGTACGATAACTTCCTTAATCAAGTTATCTCTGCACCAGAGCCAGATGCATCACAACAGAACAACCAAAATCCATATACCGGAGTATAAAAATGGAACGTAAAGTAAAAAGCACACATGAGTACGATGCGCAGATTGCACGCGCAAATGAAGCAAACGCATTGTTGACCAATCCAATCTTGAACGAGGTATTAGACAAGATGGAAAGCGAGGCAACACAAAAGATGATCGACTCTCTAGACCAAGCTCAACGCGAGCTGCAATGGCACAAAGTACGTGCGGTAAAAGACTTCAAGCAGGAACTGAAGATGATTAGCGCAACAGGCCGCATTGCAGCAGAGAAGAAAAAGACAGCAGGGAGCCAGTAATGAGTAAGCAGTTTTTCGTATCTGGCAGCAATGCAACGTTCGACTTGTCAGGAGTAAAGCAGGAAGCACCACAGATCATCACCGATCCAAACGCACCAGTGCATGCTGACCGTTCCACAGAACTGATCTTCGACAAGGACGTAACTGGCGAAAAGATCATGGTCAAGCGCACGTTTGATCTAGGCGACACACTTGAACAGATCAAAGCATGGCGCACAAACTTGGAAAGCAAGTCCAGCTATGGTGAGGAAATGCGTCCTGTTATGGAAATCCCAGAGGCTATTGTCGAGCAGTATTGCAACATTAACGGCATTACACTGCATGAGTTCATCAGTAACAAGGAACACATTCGCCGTGTATTGAAAGACCCGGACTTGGCTTACTTCCGTTTGCGTCCAAGCGGTGTATAAGTAGTAACCGGCCTAGAAAAATAATAAGAAAGGAGGCCACAAATTGGCATCACTAGACTTTAGTTCATACGACGACTTGCAAAAGGTTGTAGCGACATACCTGCAACGTGCAAACCTGACTGCGCAGATACCGCTATTCATCCAACTAGCGGAAGTGCGTTTGCGTAACATCATTCGTACATTGCCACAGCAAGTACAGCTTCCATATACATTGGTTCCGGGTAAAGGTTCCCAGATTGTGGCTTTGCCGTCCGATTACGGCGCAATGATCCGTGTGACGTACAACAGTATTCCAATGACGTACATCACACCTGACCAGTTGCAATTAGAGAAAGCAAACGACTATCTCTATGAATACACAATCATCGGTACAAACATCCTATTGCAGACCTACATCGACGGTAGTTCAGCATTAACCATGTATTACTACCAAGAGCTACAGGGTTTGTCGGATTCAAACGAATCAAACTGGTTGCTTGAAGATTATCCAAACCTGTATTTGTACGCAACATTGCTTGAGGCAACACCATATCTCATTGACGACGAGCGTATCGAAGTATGGGAAGGAATGCTTCAAGAGGGTGTTACAGAAGTACAGATGGCCGCTAAGAAGGAAATGACACCTGAGCGCACCAAACTAACAATTAAAAAGAGCTAAGGTGAAGTATGGCAACACGTATGAATATTGAGCCGCAAAAGTTAATCGGATTCGCACCAGACCTAGACCCAAGTACACCGGGTATTTTTCAGGACTGCAACAACGTAGTCCCAACATTGATCGGCTTCAAAGGCGCAGCAAGTCCTATTAACGGAGGCCTAGCGACACTCAACAAGCCTGCACTTGGTTCTGCATTGCTTCTCTTGCTTGATGGCACTGCCCGTATGTTTGCAGGCACGCAGTCCAACTTGTACGAGGACGTAAGCGGCGCATGGGTCGATCAGTCAGCATCAGGTGGATATGCACTAGGTAGTGATAGTAAGTGGCGCTTTGCTGCATTCGGTAACGCTTGCCTAGCAGTAAACGGACAGACGGTATTGCAGTCCTCCTTGTCAAGCAGCTTTACTAATGTACCTGTTTCACTATCAGGCATCGCTTTAACCGCAGGTGGTAGCGGTTATGTAAGCCCAACAATCACTATCTCAGCACCTAACATCAGCAGCGGTGTTCAAGCTACTGCAACCGCGACAGTAGTTAGCGGTGTGATTACTGCTATTACGTTGACAAACAGCGGAAGCGGCTATACAAGCGCACCGACAATCACAATCACAGATAGTGCAGGTACAGGTGCAGCAGCTACCGCACAACTTGTTTCCGCTCCTATTGGCAAGATCATCTTTGTTGCGAATGGCCAAGTGTTTGTATGTAATTGCTCGAATCCTCCACAAGTAGCAGGCGGAGACTTCTGGTTCTGTTCAGGGATTTACGATTACACACAATGGGATACAAGCAACTTGCAAACATTGTGCGCTTACGGCCCATTGATTGATACACCAGGTCCAATTACAGCGGGTGCATCTATCGGTCCTAACGCGGTTATCTTCAAAGAAAACAGTATGTATCTGGGTACACAAACAGGCTATCCAGTGGGTTGGGATTTCCAAGCTGTATCAAAGAGCGTAGGTGCATTGAACCATGAATGCGTGGTAACTGTAGCCAATACGCTTTACTTTATTGGCCCTGACGACTTCTATGCATATCAAGGTAATGGCTTGCCTGTTCCTATCGGGCAGAACGTGCGTCGTTGGTTCTTCAATACACTGGATATCAACAGTAAAGGAAACATCAGCAGCTTCTACGATAAAGACCAGAAAGTTATCTATTGGGGTTTCCCAAGTAATAACTCGTCAAACGGGGCAATTGATACCTGCATTTGCTATAACTGGTCAACGGGTACATGGGGTGTAATGGACGCCAAGATGGAGTGCTTCGTTACTATTCTCAACGGTGAAATTACATATAACTCATTGGGTGTGGAATGGAACACATACAACGACTTGCCGGGTATTTCGTACGATAGTTCGTTCTGGAATAACTTCCGCACAACGCCGGGTTATTTCGATTCGACAAACACACTACAAGCATTAGCGGGCACGTCAAGCGGCGCAACTATAACAACAAACACATTCGGCGACGACATGGTGTATTCAACAATGCAGCAGTTCAGAATCAGATTTAAAACACAACCATCTTCCGGTACTGCTGTATGGCAAGGGAAGACTACATTGGGTAGCAGTGATCCTTCAACCATCACAAACGTAAATGCAGGTCCGCTTGTGCTTGCTGATAGCCGTATCGACGTAGATCAAAGCAATCGCTGGCATAACTTAATCCTCACATTCGACGGCGACTTTGAGGCTATGGAATGGGTGCCGTCAATGGTTCAATTGGGGAGAAATTAAATGTCACGCATCGGAAATATTAACTTACCAACTATAACCGCAAACATTAGCGGTAAGAGCATCACGTATGCGGATTCAACGCAGTTGCAATTGCAGTTGAATAAGATGGCTGCTCAACTCGATCTAGTAAGCTCAGGCTCTATAGCGGGTACATGGAATGCTGCATCACAACCGCCAACCGCATTATCTGGTGTAACTAGTAACCCAACAGGTAATGTTCTGGGTATTACATACGGTGTAGCGGACCAGATTAGAAACTCAACGCCAGCAGTGATAACGGGTTCGGATGGCAAGCACTACGTTCTAATGGGATGGGTATGCACAAGTGCCGGTAACGTTGGTACTAAGAATCCTCCTAATTTTGTTCCGACCTACTGCATAGTGAATCCATAAATCCAGAGATTACACATTCACTTGCGGCTATAAATATAACAACAAGAAGGAATAAGAGATGGCCAATCTTCTATCAATGTTAGGTCTGGGTAGTTCTGGAGTGCCAGTATCCCTAGACGATGAAACAGCGCAGCTTATGGCGCAATCACCAACTTCTGGTTGGTCTGCACTTATGGGCGCACAACAAGGCGGAATTGCTCCGCAACAAATGCAGCAGTACATGGCACAAGCTGGTATACCACAGTCAGTACAGCAAGACGACGGTTCACAAGCAAGCGCACAAGACGCAAATGCAGTAGCTAGTGACTCAACCGGTAATGTCGCTTCACAAGACAGCAAAGTAGCAAAGGGCGATACGCAAAACGCCGCTGTTGCTCAACAAGCAGCTAATGTAGACCAATCCGGTACTTCTGCCGATGACAGCACGGGCGCGTCGGGAAGTGCAGGAGCAGCACCTAATAACTCTGACAATGCAAGTACAGCAAGTAATGCCAGTGCAGACCAAAGCGGCAACACTGCTTCAAGTCCAGACGCAACTACAAGCTCACAAGGCGGTTTATTGGGTGCAGTAGGTGGTAAATCGGCACAACCTGATGCTAGTTCGAGCGATAGCGCAGAACCATCATTTGGTTCAAAGCTAGTGTCCATTTTGAAAAATCCACTTATCGACACATCGCTGATGAATGCGGGTTTCGGCATGATGGCTGCATCACGTCCCGGTACACCTTGGTATAGCGCAATTGGTCAAGGCGCACAAACAGGTGTGCAGACATATAACCAACTTGCTCAACAGCAGATTGCTAACCGCATGGCTGCTCTGAATTACCAACGTCAGAATGCATTAGACCAAGCAGACATTAACGCAAAGAACGCTGGTACAGCAGCTACGCAACAGAAGACGGCACAAGCCCAAGCTCTATCTAAGTACGCTGCTAACGCAGGAAAGAACTTCAATATTGGTGATGCTGTTGCAGCCGGTGCAAATCCTGCTGATGCTGCTGATATGTTTACTAAGATGAACCCTGAACTTGGTGCAACGCAACCAGACGGAACAGGGAACATTTACCTCTATAACAAGCAGACAGGCCAACCAGTTAGAACCATCAATACAACACAGTTCCAGAAACTCGGTCCTGGCGAATCGCTTTATAACAGTTCATCGCTTGGTAATGGCTCGGGTTCAAGCGTAGGCCAAGTAACTCCACAGCCTGTAGTGCAAGGTGGTTTAGCTCCTGCTGATGTAGCGAAAGCCGTTTCTGGTTACAACACAACACAAAAGACATATACAGACCAAGCGCAGCTACAAGACCAGTTCTTGAACCAAATGCAAACTAAGCAAGCTCTTACTGGAACTGGTACAGGTGGTGTAGTTCCGCAAGCATTCCGTCAGGCTGAAAACCTCGCGGGTGTCTTTGATAACAATTCATCCTTGCGTCAGCAATTCCAAGGATTGAATATTCAGAAAGAAATGTCCTTGTTGCCAGCCGGTTCGCGCATGGATCAAACGTTCTTGAAGATGATCGGGAAAACAATTGCCGACCCATCTACAGCTACACCAGAGCAAATGATGCAAACAGCGGCTTTCGCTCGATCAGTCGCACAACGTGATGCAGTTGATAGCGAAGTAAGAGCAGCGTTTGTAGGCGCAAATGGCGGTATGGAAACACCGTTGTCTAAGCCAACAACTATTACTGTTCAAGGTCGTCCAATGCACTTGTCGGCGGGTACTACTATGCAGCAAGCAGCAGACGCGGCAACTTCTAAGCTGGTTGATTGGGATCCACCGCTAATTAATCCAAAGTGGGCTGATGGCGCAAAGATCAACGACCAACAAATTCAACAAGCTTTGCAGTTCGCTAAAGATCCAGCTTGGCGATCTAAAGCGAGAGCAGCAGGCATCTTATTGCCATCTAATATGAGAAACGGGGGTCAGTAATGGCCAATTCAGGAATTACATGGGGTCCAGTAATGGCCGATTCAGGAATTACATGGGGTCCGGCTAGTTCCGCATCAAGCGGTTCTAGCGCAGGCTCAGGCGGTATTACATGGGGTGACAATGCGCAAGTAGGTACACCACAGGGCTTTGCTCAGACCTACGGCTCAACAATCAATAACATCGCTGGTCAATTGAATGTTGATCCTTCAATCATTGCTGGTCAACTAGGCTTAGAAACTGGTTACGGTAAGTCTGTTATTCCGGGTACAAACAATCTGGGCAACATCAAGTCCACAAATGGTAAGGGTGTAAGCGCAGTTGATAACCAAACAGGTTCAACAGACACATACAATGCTTACCCAGACGCAGACGCATTTGCAAACAACTACGTCAACTTAATCAAGAGCAAATACCCAAAAGCTGTAGGTGCTCAAAATGCGCAGCAATATGCAACCGCGTTGAAAGCTGGTGGATATGCTCAAGACCCTAATTACGTGGGTAAGGTAAGCAAGGCAGCGCAAGTAATGTCAGGCGTACTTGGTGCAATTACAGGTTCAGCAAACGCAAACGCAGATGAAGCGCCACAACCAAGTTCTAATGCTGCTGACAGTTTCATCAAGCAATACGGCAATCCTAGCCTTGCAGGTAGCAACAGCCAAAGCACAAATAGCAGCGATCCTGCTGATGCATTTTTACAGCAATACGGTATGCCGACTGCCGCATCCGCACCGGGCAAAGTCACTACAACAACAAATCCCGTTGCAATGGGCGCACGTGATGCGATCTACAACACTGTCTCGCCTATCGTCGGTTGGATTGCTAAAGCTGGTGAGACACTCGCACCAGATGCGGAATGGACAAAGAACGCGGAGCAGGGCGTTAGAGACTTGCAAGCGACAAACGCAGCGCAACAGCAGGCGTATGACTCTGTTCAACATTCGACCGCAGGCAGTATCGCTAGAGGCGCAACTGGCTTTGCTGGTGATGTAGCAACACACCCATTTCTCGCAGGTTCATCGCTTCCTGCTGTCATTGGTCAATCCGCATTTCAGGGTCTCATGTCTAACCCAGACCATCCACTCGCAGGCACAGCAGCAGGTGCAGCAGGTGGTGTAGCTGGTGCCGCACTCGGTAATGTAGCTGGTCGCGTCATCAACAAACTTGGTAGCTCTGGCAAGGCCATTGCACAGGCTGGTAACGACTTCGCAAATGCAGGAGCTAATACAGGTGGCGCATTAAGCCCTGAAGAAATGCAGATGGCTGCTCGTGTAGCCGATAAGATCAATGGCACTGCAAACCAAACAGGTCAAAATGTAGGTGCAGTAGCCGACGAGCTTTCCGCTAACTCGGGATCAGCAGTACCGGGTTATCAGAAGACAGCAGCAGAAGCAACGCAGAACCCAAATATTCAAGGCATCCAACAGGGTCTTGATAACTCAGGCGTGAATGCAGGACTGACAGCACGTAGCCAAGCAAACGCAAATGCTAATACGGCGCACCTACAGAGCCTTGGTGGTGACGATGCAACTATTTCAGCACTAGGTAAGCAAGCTGACCAACAAGCTGCATGGGGCAATCAGGAGATAGGGCCAGTAACAGACCAAGCTCCGTTTAGTACGCCAGCTATGCAACGTACTTTGAATCGCGCTAACACTATCGCTAATAACGATGGTTCCAATGCCATTCAAAATGTCTTTGATCAACCATATGTTGATGCGGCTAATAAGTGGGATGAAATAGCAGGATCACCACAAAAGACCGCTAACTTCGAGTTGGAACGTAAGATAACAACCGGGCCAATGTACCAGCAGATTTTCGAGAACGGCGGACCTAAGATTGCGCTCGATCCAGAAACATCGCGCTTGATTAACACGCCTGCGATGCAAAATGCTTTAAAGCAAGTTGAGACAAACAAGCTCAACGCACGTATTGACGAGCCAGTTATCCAAAACATGCAGGCGGTATCACCAAACGGTAGTGTTTATGGACAATCCATCTCTGCAAACGACTTGAACCAAGCGCGTATGGCGTTGGACAAGCGTATTGCAATGATCTCTGCTGATCCGTCTTCATCTGACAAGTTCCAGCTTGCAACATTGGCCGGATTGCGTGACCAAGTTAATGCAACGCTTGAAAACCAAGTTCCAGGGTTGAGAGAGGCTAACCAAGCTTATCAAACGGCCTCCGAACAAATGGCGGAAAGTAAGTTCTTGACAAGTCCTCAGATGCGAGATGCATTGATCGGTAAGAATCCTAGTAAGTTGAACGCTTTGGTTCGTGAAATAGAAGCTGGCATGGCTAACTTGAATGAGCATGATCCCGCGAAGTTAGTTACAAACGCAAAGCTTGCGCAGTTGAAACAAATGGCGAAAGACTTCTCCAGTTTGGCTAATCAACAGAACGCAGTTGGTTTGCAAGGGCAGGGTTATAACTACGTGCGTCAAGCAGCGCAAACAGATCCAGAGGCGGCAGCACAAGTTAAGCAGTACCTTACTCAGCAAAGTCCAAACTACCAGAATTTCTATAATACGCAAGAGCAGTTAGCACAACATCAGAACTATCAAAAGGTGTTACAGAAGTTTGATACTCGCGCAGACGGTAACGTAGCTTGGAATGACGTAAAGAACTTGGGTACACAAGCAGGACAATACACACCTGAGCAATTAGCTGGTCTGCAAGCTGTTCGCGAAAACTTGGAAGCCAATGCAAACAAGGTAGCGAAGGTGCGCGGCAGTAACACTGCTTCTAACTTGGCATCACGTGATGGCTTAGATCAACTGGCAATGACAGATGAAAAGCTAGGTGGTGTACGCGGTTTCGTTGCTAACCAGATTCCAACAGCAGCACGCTCATTAGTCGGCTCAGTTGCTTCTAAGGTTGGCTTTGCTAAAGCAGGTCCAATCGGTGGTGCATTGGCAGACGCAGCAGCAGACAAGGTTAGTACCGCAGTTGCAGATGGCATTTCAAAGCGCTTCGGTTCAAAGAGTGAAGGACAGATTGCAGCGGAAGTAGCAGCAAACAAACAAGCTCTTGAAGACCTGATGTTGAATCCACAGCGTTTGTCAGACGCATTGAAAGCAGCAGAGAAGAACAAAGCTGTAGTCGATGGTATCAAGGAAAACTTGCAATCAAAGGTTGCAGGTAAGCAAAAGCTTGGTGGTTTGCTAGGTGCGTTAGGTGCTTCACAGGCATACAAAGGCTTAAATAATTAAGAAGTGGTAGCAGTACCCAATAAGAAGAATAATAAAGGGGTTAAGATGTCAATTCACGTTTTTGCACGAAAAGTGCATTGGGAAAAACGCATTCTACAAGGTGGTGGTAATAGTGGGGGTGGTGATAGTACAACCACAACAGAACTCCCTGGCTACGCACAACCAGTAGCGCAAAACATCCTTAATACAAGTCAAAGCTTGTCACAGCAAGCTGTTCCTACTTACTCAGGACAGACTTATGCAGGGATGAACAATACACAGACCAACGCCATTAACGGGATGTCTAATCTCGCTAATAGTGGTGGTGCTACCGGTGCTGTCACTGGTGCAGTAACAGGTATGGCTAATAACGGCGGTAATAACTACGGCAATATTAGCGCTCCTACTGCACAAGCTGCACAGAACCCATATGCCAATATGTCGAATCCATATCTGGCACAACAAACGCAAGCTGCAAACCAGCAAACGACAAACGCATTCAACCAGAATGCAATGAACATGAATGCTCAGTTTGCAGGTACAGGTGCTTTTGGTGGTTCAGCTTACCAGAATGCAATGAATCAGCAAAACCAGACGTTGGCTACAGCGCTTGCTAATAACTCAGCGAATATCTACGGCAATGCCTACAACACAGCAGCAATGGCCGGTAACGTCAATGCGGAGTTGGGCACACAAGCTAATTTGGCTAATGCAAGCAACTACCTCAGTGCTCAGAACTTGAACAGCAGCAACTACAACACTGCACAAGGTCGATCATTAGCAGCAGCCGGTTTAGCGCCAAGCTTGGATTCATCAACATTGAATCAGTTGAATGCCGCATACACAGGTGGTACTGCGCTGCAAACAAACTCACAGAACGCAGACAACGCCGCTTATCAGCAATGGTATCAACAAGCTATGCAGCCATATGAGCAGCTTGGTATTCAGGAATCTGGTTTGTCTGCTGCTTTGGGTAATGGTGCGCAGGGTGTTTCTAGTACATCACAGTCAGCAAGTCCTTGGGGTGCTGTTGCAGGTCTTGGCACAGCAGGTATCGGCCTTATGGGTTCACTGGCGCAGGGAGGTTATCTGTAATGTCAGTCCCTACAAGCATTAGTCAACTTTCGACAACACCAAGTCTTAATTCACCTGCGGGGACAGAGCCGATCGGTAATAACTTGGCTCCTTACCTCAACACGATTTTTGCATTCATTGCGCAGATTGCGAATGGTAGCGGATTGAATCAGGCTCAAAACCTGAATATGAAAAACCACCAAATTAACAATCTCGCTCCGGGTGTTGCTAACTCAGACGCATTAACTGTTGCGCAGTTAAAGGACTACGAGCCAATCGGAACAATCAAGTTGTGGTCTGGTAGCCCAGCGAATATTTTCAGTGCGTTTGGGCCTAATTGGGTTTTGTGTAACGGGCAGAACGGAACACCTAATTTAACTGACCGATTTGTTATCGGTGCAGGTAATTCATACGGTAGCGGGGCAACTGGTGGCACTACAAGCTACACCATCTCTGTTGCAAACATGCCAGTACACAGCCACGGCGTTAACGACGGCGGCCACAATCACGGTTTTAATGACCCCGGCCATAATCACGGCGTCAACGATCCCGGTCACGCACACAGCTATCCACCGGGCGGTTGGGGTCAAGCAGGTCAAGATAACGGCGGTATCTCGGGTACAAGCGCGCCGAATCAGTATGGCACTTTCAATCGTGGGATCATGAACACAAACGGAAGTGGCACTGGTATTTGGCTCAACGCAAGCGGTACAGGCGCGTGGTTAAGTCCTTCTGGCACTGGCATTAGTATCCAGAATTCAGGTTCTGGTCAAGCAATGTCAATCATCCCACCATACTATGCATTGTGCTATGTAATGAAGATTTCTTCAAACTGATAAGAAGGAAAATAATAAATGTCAGTTCCAACAAGTATTAGTCAGTTGAACACAACTGCATCATTGAATTCGCCCGCAGGCTCAGAGCCAATCGGTAATAGTCTTGCGCCGTACTTAAACGCTGCGTTCGCTTTTATCGCGCAGTTGGCAAATGGTAGTGGGTTGTCGCAAGCGCAAGCCTTGAATATGAACAACTACAAGATTAATAACGTGGCTCCTGCTGTTGCCGGGACTGACGCAGTTAACTTGAACCAGTTGAACGCTTACCTACCAGTCGGTACAGTTTTAATGTACTCGGGTGCAGTGGCAAACATAGCAAGTGCATTTGGTCCGAAGTGGGTTTTGTGTAACGGCCAGAACGGCACGCCTAACTTGATGGATAAGTTTGTTATTGGTGCTGGTAACGCTTATGCACCGGGTTCTACAGGTGGTGCCGTAAGTTACACACTGTCAGCAGCAAACATGCCTATCCATAGTCACGGTGTTAATGATCCGGGTCACAATCACTATGTTAATGATCCAGGTCACGCTCACGGTGTTAATGATCCGGGTCACGCTCACGGATTTTCTGTTATTGCATATAACACTGACTCTGGTGGACAGGGTGCATTGACTGGCGGTTCTAATAATATTTCGTGGGATGGTCAGTTTAACGGTACTACTAATGGTAGTGGAACAGGTATTTCTATCGCAGGAAGCGGTACAGGTATTTGGTTGAACGGCTCTGGTACAGGTATAAGCATTCAGAACTCGGGTTCAGGACAGGCGATGAACATTATTCCGCCTTACTATGCGCTTTGCTACGTAATGAAGATCTCTAACTAATAATAAGAATAAGGTAGTCTATGAGCAGTCAAGATTGGGAAATGGGCGGTATTACAGCCGCAGCTTTAGTTGCTTCAGTAGCGTCATTCGGTACAGCAGCACCAGAAGCAGGATCAGCCGCAGCAAGCGCCGACGCTGGTATTGCAGCAGGTACAGCCGCAGCAGATACGGGTACAGCAGCCGCAGTTGGAGCAGGCGCAGCCGACGTAGGTACAGCAGCAGGGTTAGGCTCGGGTCTATTAGCTGGTACTTCTGGAACTGCATTAGGTGGTGGTGCATTAGCTGCTAACTTGGGTGCATCAGGTGCTTTAGGCATGATGGGTTCAGGTATGGCAGGTGTAGCAGGTGATGCCGCTTTAGGGGCTGGTGCAGCAGGATTAGGTACAGGTGCAACACTAGGAGCAGCGGCCGGAGCAACACCAGCATTAAGTGCAGCAGCCACTCATGCGGCAAGTGCCGGTGCATCAGGTTCTTTGGCTAGTGGTGCAGGCTCTGCGATGTCATCACCGGGTATGACTGGACTTGGTAATGCAATTGGTGGTGCAGTCGGTCAAGGAGCAGGTACTGTAGGAACAGGTTTCCAAGGTGCAATGAACGGTGCTGCGTATTACGGTGACTCTGGATTAGCAAGTGGCATTGGTAATTCCGCAGGTGCTTATAACGGCGCAATCGGTGCTATTAACGGCAACTCTTTAGGTGCATTCAACGCTACATTAGGTGGTTTATCACCAATGGGTTCTACTGCATCGGGTGCATTAGGCGGTGGTATTTCAGGTGCAGCTAACGGTGCAGCAGGTGTAGGTAGTGCAAGTATGGGCGGTCTCGCTAACGACGCATGGATGTACGGCATGGCGCAATATCCTCGTTACACTGATGGAGTTTTAACATCAGCAAGACTTGCATCGAATCAGCAGCAACCAGCCCAACAAGCAGCGCCTGTTCCGGGTGGTTATCGCCGTACATCAGCAGCAAGTAACGGGATGCCTATTCCTGCTCCTTTACCATCTATGAGCAATCCGTCACAGAGCATGATTCCGATGCCGGGTGCAAACGCATTGCCGACGAATAGTTCTTACGGGATGCTCTTGCAAAACATGATGGCAAACACTGCAAGTAATCCAGAAGCGCAGATGCTTTCCGGCCAGTACGGCCCTACAGGTATTCCGGGTTACGGCACAAACATTAATCCCGGCTACATCATCCCCGGCATGTATTGA